TCTTTGGTGGCAGCAACACAATACCATGCACTGCCTGTACATTTACGTTGGTTGTTTCCTGTTTTCCCAGACCAACCCTGTTTAAAAGCGATTCTGCAGCCCTGAAGCGTAGGTCGTCTCCTCTTTCGGGTACTGGGTTGTCTATTGTGCTTACTAGGCGTGTAGCAGCCTTAAAAGCGTGCATAGACAGTATGTTCTTTGTGCGATTGATTATCTCATCGGCTAAACTGGTCTTTAACCACGTGACACTACCCTTAGCATAGCCTGCAGATAGTGCAGCATCGGTAACATTGCCACCGTTATCGAACAGATTACTTAAGAATTGTTCTTGTTGGGGTGATATCTCACGTGTATTGTTTGTCTGTGGTAGTAGATTCATTGCATCTATAGCCTTTTGCGTAGGAATAGGGTCTATAATCAGGTAATTCCTGTATAATCTCTACTACTCTTACTCTACAACTGTGTTCGGTAGCATAAGGACCTCTTAAATCACGTATCTCTTCACAATTTTGGTACACTTCTGGTAATCCTATTGCACAGATTAATATGATTGCTTCAAACACGGTTAATTCCTATTAAGTTAAGTCAAGAACGTTAAGCTTGAGCCAAAGCACGAAGTTTCTGTTTGATTGCTGCTGCTCGAAACTAGTCTTGATACGTTGATTATACGTACAGAATACCTCAATGTCAAATAAAAAATTTTTATGTTGACTTTTCTGTCAAAATGGATACAATAGGAGTAACACCTCCGGGAGATACACCTATAACACACAGCGTATCCTACAGGGATACCCCAAAGGGATGCAAATAGATTGTACAACTAACTCACCCAACTAAAAATATGGCGACATTGCTAGCATATACTGGGGGGGGTGGGGTGTCCCTTGCGTGGGCGTACAAAGGTAAATATTTGTTTTTACTAGCTTTTTTCTGTCAGATCATTTTTATATTCCCCATCATTGATTACCATAGGCTAACAAGCACCTAAGACAACCAACAATAAGCCTAGCTATAATATACCATGATCACACACACATACCCGTGTAAATGCTATTTGTCATCTTTTTAGATTGTACAACTTAAGCCTAAAAGGTTTGATCAAGCGTGTGATTGCGAACTATAACCCAAATAGCAAACAACCTGATAAACCAACAGAAACAAAGCTTTAACTATATATTAGACTACACAAAGAAAAAACCCCATAGTAACTAAACTATGAGGCTTTTGGGGGAAGTTTGTTTGCTTGTTACTTACTTATATTTACGCATACAACCGTTTAAATCAGTTGATAAATAAGTTCCATTATCTATTTTAGTTCTAGTTTCCTTTGTATTTTCATTAAGGAATATTGATCTATACCGTGAAGTGGTTCTTGAATAGTTCCAATAATCTCGATCTATTTGCACCTTTCCACAAAACGTCTTGATTGCAATTATTGAATTGTAACTTTGAAATATTTGATCACCATTTTCAATAGTTATTACAAACTGATTTGCAATTGCATTGTTTGATTTAGTGCTTTTAAAGTTCTTTACATGTGCCGAATATATTTTATCCATTTTAACTTCTCCTATTGATTATAATATAGTTTCCTTTTAATCTTATTTTGTGAGTAATGCAACCATTACAAATAACGCTTTCATAATCTGCGAGTGAACCCTCCAAAGCTACTAATGGAATTTCAAAAGTATCTTGAAAGGTTTCTTTATGATCACAAACTTTGCACCTGAAGAAATAAGCCATGATTAAACCCCCCAACTTAAATTAGTATCTAAGCCCATAGATAAAGAAACAAAGTAGCTAACAGTAAAAGCCACACACATTAAAGAAAAGACGAGATATAAATCCTTAAGGAATAATACAAAGTCTGATTTATTTCTATTTGCTATTCTGTTCATTAACTTTGCTCCTTTATTAAGTCTTCTAAATCAACCTGACCTTTATCATCAAATTGACCATGATCAAGCTTTTGTTCTTCAAAAGTAGGTTCAAATCTAATTCTATCTTTATCAAACTCTTGACCTTGATTATCTATTTGATCATCTTTAGTATTAAGAACTAATAAATCCTGATCTTTATGACATATTATTATATGCTTAATTTCTTCATGAGTTCGACCTTTTAAAGTTCCAACTATTTCTAAAATTGCAAGACTATCCATGATCTTAAATTGTACTGTAATTGTTGATCCTGAAATAGTATCTAATTTTTTATCCTTATAATTATATTCATGTTTAATTAAATATGTTTTTGTTTCCATTGTAAGAAATCCTTTTATAAAGTTATAGGTTTAAAAAAACCACCTTCAAGATATCCTGAAGATGGTTAATTATAATCTTATTTATTTTTTTATGTCAACTAGATAATTTATTGACCAAATTAATATCCATAGTTGTAAAACTTAATTCATTAACTTTATAATATTTATAGTGCTTTCCAATAACTTTAATAGATTGAACAAAGCCTTTTTTCTTCAGTATAAATACATATTGCTTAATGGTATTGAATGACTTTTTAGTAAGTTTTAAATCGTGGATATCTTTAATTTTAATACTAAGACTACCTTTAATAACCTTATATATTTCATATTCACCTTTTGACATTGAATAGTTGCCTGAAATTTTACTAGGATTATTTTTGTTTTCTTTGTTAGTTATAACAGTGGTTAACGTAGGTACAAAGACATTAAATTGATCTGCCAATTCCCTAGCTAATTGATGACATCTAAAGCCTGACCTATGACCTTTATTTTTAGCATTGTTAGAAACAATTTCTAAAGTTTCTAGCAAGTCAGACATCTTTTTTAAATGATAACGTTTCATATTTTTCTCCAATTTAAAATAAAATATATAGCCAAATTAAACTTATAATTAAGACTAGCATCACAGTTTTATAAACCATGAATACTAGTCTTGCTTTATCAATATAACTCATTTACGCAGAAGCCATTTCTAGAGACTGCCAAGCATCAGAAGTAAGTAATTCCCTGACTACATCTGCTCTTTGTCTTTCTACGTTAGGTTTATTGGCGTTAGTTCTGCCACCTGAAATAGTTTCAAGTTTCTTTGTTTCTTCATTGTATCTTTCCACCTTGTAATCAGTATGGCTAGACCAATGAGTTAAAGCGTTATAACAACCCCAAAGTGTAGAACCTAGTTCTTTCTTTTCTTCTTCAAATAAACCAAGCAGATAATTCATCTTAGTTTCATTGATAGGATTAACTCCAACTTGTGCAGATTTAGTTTTTTTAGTGCAGATAGTATCTCTTAGCATATCTGCAAACTGCTGATCTGTTACTTGTATCTTTCTCCAATTAAGCATTAAATCCTTTTGATGATGCCACATAGATAAACCCAAACCTGCTTTTTGCACCATAGCTGACGGTGATAAATTTAAGGTATGTTTCTTCTTTTGATGATAGGATTTCTCACCACCAAACACTAAAGTATTTCTACATAAGTTTCTATATGCCCCTGAGAAAACTTGAAATGCCCAAGACGTATCCACAGAATTAAAAACATCTATTCTTGCCTTAACTATATCCCTAGAGTTAGAAACGGGAATTGATAGATCATCATAGTAAATAGTTCTTTGTGCTTGTAAGCCACCATTAACTAACTTATCTTCAACTCTTATATTTTGTTTAGGTAAATCAGTCTGTGCTAAAATCTTAGCTTGTTCAGAAAATAAATCTTGATGGGGAACAAGCTTATAAGTATCTGCAATTGGTCTACATTGTAAAACTTCATTTAAGCTTTCATTATATAAACCTGAATACTTATCTAACTTAGTTTGGTTACCAACTCCAAATTCGTCTTCATCATATGCAAACAAAGGTATTCTTTTAATCTTTGCATTATCTTCAAATAATGAAACATCAAAAGGGTTATTATGATTGTGAATTGAATTAGACTTAACAGAAGTTTCTTGATCGATTGTTATTATGCTATCCATAATATTTCTTCTTTCTAGGCTAAAAGCCTTTTGGTTAACCTACCTGAATTAGTAGATAGGTTTACTATTAAACTATCTTATCTAGATAAACAAGCAGATAATTTATTTTTATTTTGGATTTTTCTTTGCTTTTTTCTTAAAAATTCCATTTCAAAATTACCACCTGAATAAATCTTTTTAATAAAAGTTTCTCCTCTTACTGTCATTAAAGGTTCATTCTTGGCGTCATCTCGTTTGTCAAAGTTAGCGTCATCTCGTTTGCCATCTACTTCGATATCACCACGAGTTTCGATCCAAACCTTAGCACCACAACTAAGTGGCTTATCAGGTGAGTAGACTAATTCCATCTCACCTTTGACCTTGACATTATGGGCATAGGTGTTCTTGCCACCTTGCTTGATTGTAAAGATAGGATTGTTTTCTCCATTCTTTGCATTGGCTTTGATCACGTGTTGGTTCACATGGATACGAGCAATCTTATTCATTATCTGTCCTCCCTATCTTCAGGTAAACTATCCACATTGACTAGATTATCTGTGCAACACAA